AGCCTGTTGCTCCTGCCACGCGTTGTACCAACCGATCGTCTGGTGCACGACCGCAGGAGCCATGTTCGCCTTGTGCATGGCTTCGGCGAATGCGGTGAGTGCGGGCTTGTCCTCTTCACCGATCACCAGCCCGTTCGGTAGGTTCGTGAGGTAGTCGCCTGCGTTCTCCGGGATGCCGTTGTCCTTGCGATACTGCGCGACTTCCTGCGCGTTCGCATTTGCGGGGAGCGGCTTTGCGGCCTTCAGCTCGCCCGAGTCCACTTTCTGCTTGAGCGCGAAGTGCGCATCGAGCACGTCCTTGGGGCTTGCATAGCGCTTCAGGACGTTGAGGCGCTTCTCGTCCTTGTCGGCGTACTTCTCGCGCCAGTCGTCGCCCCAAACGGTCTTGGCGGGCGGCGGATCTCCAGCCGGAGGCGGGTTGCCGTTCAGGAGCGTGGGATTTGGCGTGCTGCTGGGCGCGGGATTCGGCCCGGCGCCAGTCGGGGCAGGGTTCGGCGTTCCGTCGCCCGGGGTGCCCTGCGGTGCAGGTGCCGGGTTCGGATCAGGTGTGGACATTGATGGTCTCCATTAATGAAAAAAACCCGCACGTGGCGGGTCGGAATCGAATATGAGAGATGGCGCTTCGCCGTCAGTTTCTCGCCGGCTGATCCGGGAACTCTTGGCCGCAATCACAGCACCGGATGTACTTCACCATCCCAATCCCGTCTGAAATGCCTTCCCGCCTGCTGTGTTCGCACAGCCCCTTTGCTGCGTGCTCGCATGCCGGGGCACCGCCGAGAATGCGTAGCGCCTCCGGGTCCAGACGTGAGTCGTCGCGAGAGGCCCCGCAATCGCACACCTCATGGCGAAAGTCGTGGAGGCCATCTGTCCGACTCGGGCAAGGCGACTCTTCTCTCGGTTCGGCCTGTAGCGGATGCTTGACGAACTCCAGTGCTCGCTGAGCTATCCCGGCATAGCCGGACGGCGCATCAGGGTTACCGTCGAGCCATTCCCTTAACTCCTCCAGTTCGTCGACAAGATACTTCGTCATGAGCGGTATGCTACCCCTGCTCGCTCGGCGTGTCCTTGAACGCGCCCATATTCAGCGCGATCAGCTTCACCACCTGCTGACCCACGAAGCGTTTGCCCTCGGCAAAAGCGCTCACGCGGTCGCTCTCGGGCCGGAAGCTAATGTCGTAGTAGCCGGCAATGTTCTCGACGAGGAACCTCAGCGCGCGCTTCTGCTGGTCGGGCGAAGCCTCGCCACGGGCCAGCGCTTGGAACGCTGCGGCATCGGGCTTGTCCCACCTCGTGGGCTTCCACGGCTCCCACTGCGGGGCGTCGGCGGGCTTCCTACGCTGCGGCATTCAATGCCTGCTGCGCCTCTCCAGCGAGCTTGCCCGTCTCAGCCGCTCCCGCCATCGCTTCCATGGCCTTCTGCGCCTGCTGCTCCTCCTGCATCTGCTGCGCCAGTTGCTCGATCTCGCGCTCGTCGCGCAACCACTTCGCAGGCACACCGATGCCGTTGAGGGCATCCCTGAGCGCTTTGCGCGCATCCATGGTCGGCAGGGTTGACGGGTCGAGCTCGATGGCTTCGCGCGTCAACTGCTTCGCCTCAAGGAACTTCGTGCCCTTGCGGCGTTCGATGGCCTCATGCAAGGGCGACTCGAACTTGAAGCGAATCTCCGCCCCTCGGATGCTCTCGGGAATGTCCTGCGGACGGCCAAAGGCACCGAGCCGCAGCAGTTCCTCGAACGTGTCCTCGCAAATCGCACCGTTGTATTCCATCTCCATCGGCTCAAAGAGCGGCAACGCCTGACGGATGTACTCCTGGATACGCTGGCCGGTCTCAAACGCGGTCATCTCGCGGTCTGCCGGAGGCAGGCCCAGCCGGTTCAGGTAGAAGGCAGTAGCCAGCATCTCCCGCGTATCGCGCGTAACCTCCAGACCGAAGGGAATGCCGCTCTTGTCCTGGCTGATGGGCCGCAGCACCTCGCCCAGACGCTCGTCGTACTCCGCATCCGCTGCGGTAATGCCGCCCGCGAAGAGTTGAATGTCCGATCGCAGCGCCTCCTTGACCGCCACCATGGGCGGGCGCACGGCCATCTCGCCCGCTTCGAGCAACGTGAGCGTCATGGCCTGAAGCAGCCGAGCATCCGGTAGTCCCGCAACCGTCGCGGGCGAGTACGCGTAGGGCGAGCCCGATACCGTCTGCCAGCGCGGCTTGGTGTACACCGGGCTCCATGAGCCGGCCTCCTCCATGATTGTGTTGTGTTCGGCATCGAGGTGAATGGACACGTAGGGTGTACGCCACTTTCCACCCCCGGTGGGCGCGTTGCAGTCCTCGGCCAACATCACGATATGGCGGCAGTCCACTGTGCCAAACGGATCATCCTTGAGTTTCTTCACCACGTCCGCATGGCACTTGCCTGGGAACAGGTTCACGAGATCCTGACAGGACGGTTTCCACTTCCTGTGCGTCTCGGGTGTCGTGCCGTTGTACTTCTCGGCCCACGCCACATCGCGTAAATGCCAGCAGCGATACAGGAGCGACGTCTCTTTGTGGTCCGTCTCACGTGAGATCACGCACTGGCCGAAGGCGGCAAAGTCGTTGTCGCCTTCCTTCGTGGCGCGAACGAACTGGGTTCGGCGGTCGTACATCGCTCGTCGCTGGACGCCAGAGGCCCACTCCAGCCACTCCCGCCCAGACCGGTCGAGTTGATCTTCGTGCTCGACACTGATCCCGAACCACTCCTGATCGCGTGGTCTGAGCATGGCCGAGAACGCGTTGCCCAGCTCGCGGCGGACAATGAGCGGATAGCTCGAGGTCAGGTGCGAAGCGAACTCATCGCCCAGCGAGCGGCCCACCGTGAAGTCCGCGCGCTCGGGAAAGAAGTTATCCGCAATGGACTGCCATAGATTCATCAGCTCCGAGCGCTTCTCGAATAGATGATTTCCGCGCTTGACGAGGTCTTTCGCGTCGAGCGGCCGTGCGTCGTTCACGGGCCGAGGCGGTCGTCGCTATCCGACAGAATGGTCGACGAGCGCCCTGAGCGTCTCATCTGCGAGCGCGTGGATCGCCGCCGGGCCCGCTGAAGGTCTTCCTCATCAGGCATCGGCACGGCGGGCGGCTCTCCGGGGGGCGTTGGCATGTAAGGTGCCACCGCTCCGCGCGCATTACCGGGGCGATCCCAGGTCTTGTTGACGACCTTGTTCACCACGGAACCACCGGGGTCGCCCACCAGTCGAGTGTACTTGTGCACTTTCTTGCGAAACTTGCTCATGCCTATTTCCTTCGAGAACCCATGTTCACCTTGATCGGTGCGTTTCGGTTCGTGCGCTGATCTGCGCGCCATTCGTGATAGTGCGTAGGCATCTTGGCCCCGCTCCACCACGCCATGACGACCGCATCGCCATGATCGGTGGAACGTCCCAGGCGCTCGCACACCTTCTCTTTCGATTCGATCTTGATGCCGTGCGGTGTGGGCTCGAATGTCGGCGCCGTCAGGTCCGCCACGAGGATCGGATCATCCGGCAGCGCGATGGGTGAGCCGCCGGGCTGCGCAGGGTCCAGTGCCTCGCGAAACATCCAGTAAGCCGCCGAGCGCGTGTTCGTGAAATGAAGCTTCCCGTCCCGGCTTCGACGGGTGGTCGACTCGGCACCCAGATACCGCTGCACCTCAACCTCATTGCCCTTGAGGTGATCGTGCATCGACCCACCGTACCCGCCGCCCATGTCGATGACGATCAGGGCATTGTCGCGGCGGTGACTCACCACGATGCCGGCGCAGTAAGGTCCGATGCGATCGATCGGGATGTCCTTGCCGGCTACTTCAATGAGCGGGGCAAACCAGCCGTCGTATCGAGGGGCCAGCACCATCGGGTCATCTCCACCGCCGGAGGCGTCGACTCCGATGGAGCACATCGGGACGCCTTCGGGAGGCTTTGGCTTCCAGCGCTTTTGCGCAAGCGTTACCCAGGCCGTCGAGATGACCTGATTCGGCGCGTCCTTGAATGTGGTCTGAAACCCGCCCATGAGCAGGGAGCGATACGGCTCTGGCATGGCATCCAGCTGCCGCTCGTAGTCCGTGGCTGCGTAGTACGGGTTGTCAGAGACCTTGGCGCGAATGTACGTACGCGAGGTCGGGCGGATCGTCTTGCCCTTGCTGTTGACCCGCACATCATTCGGACCCGAGACCCACTCGTCCTTGCCGTCCTCGTCGCTGATCACCCAGCGCAGCTCGCCATCCTTTGCTGGGTACGGATACGTCGGGTCGAGCCACGGGGCGAACATCTTGTTCACCCACAGGCCTTCAGCTGTGAGCGGAGGATTCGTGGCAAGAACGGTGCGCACTCTCTGGCCGGGCGTGTCCGTACGGTTCCAGCCCATCAAGAAACGAATCTGCGTCTCAGCGAAATGCGTCGCCTCGTCGATACCGAGAAGATCTCGGCCCTTGCCCATCTGGCCCTGCTCGTCCCCCACCCGGTGAGCGGCGGCAAAGTCGATGATCTGCTTGTCACTCACCCGCAGCTTGGGTGGCGGGGAGCCGTTGAAGCCACCACGCGAGCCGTGAA